GTCACTTGGGTTAGGCGTCTGAATGTCTGCGTCAACGCCGGTGCCGTCTCCACCAACTAAATAATCTTCATAATCGCTATACGGGTGACCGTGAAGTTCATCGCCGGTTTTTACACCGTTATAGCGCTGAAAGACGATTTTTCTACGTAACTGATACAGCGTGTTTCGCGGGTTTCGTTTAGTTGGCGCTGGTGACGGGTCAAACCTGATGTCGGTTATCGTCATTTTCTAGCCTTCTTCTTCTTTCGAAACCCATTCGGAAATTTCTTCGCTAAGCGCGCTTTTAAGCTAAGCGACTCACCCTTAATCTTCGTCATCGGTACCCGTATCCAAGTGAGGCCGTGCCGAACGGACTCCACTTTACGGCTGAGCTGTCGGTGTAGTCGAACTCGTCGAGTTTCCAATCCTGTAATAGAACCTCGGCTTGTGGTGCCATTGCATAATCGAAATCTTCAGCGGATTGATAAATTTGAGAGGTCTGTGCTAATATCGCTTGTTTAATCTCCGGCGGGACTGCGCTTGGGTCATCGCCGAAGCCAGCTACGTATTCGACCGTATAATAGCCAAAAACGTAGTAATCCCACCAAAAACCCATAAGAAGCTGAAGTCTTCCGGGAATTGTCATCGTGTCGACGTGGTAAACATCTGAATTTTGCACGTGCGCGACGCCTTCTTGGTCGTAAGCGGTTACGTTTAAAACATTCTGTAATGGTGCAGCTCTAAATAAATGAAGTCTAAACGGTAGAATCTCAGGAGGATTCGGCATAAACTCCATTTGAAGCGTTTGCGTTAAGAGCGCTCTACCTATGTATTTCTCAACCATTCCCGTAGCCGCCGCTATGCAACCGTTTATTAAGTCCTGTTGTGACGACGGGTTCGATGGGTCGACGTGAAGAAAGACGCACGCTTGGTTATACGTGACGGGATAAATTAGGCTCCCGTCTGCGTCTTGCGGCGGCGTTATTACGTTAATGGAGCGCTTCATCGTCTCACTCTCAGGCAGTTGTTATGTAGTAAATCTTGTCACCTGCGTGCTGAAACTGATAGTAGAGATTATGTAAATCCGAGCACGCGAGGTCGATTGAAAGACCTGCGTATAGCGGAAAGTGTGGTGCGTTCGTGTTACCGATTAAAACACCGGAAACGTCATTACCCGCGTCAGCGACTACTCTAATCCGCGCCCCACACGGCGTTGAGAGTGTCTCGAAGCGATGTGCGAGCATATCAGACTCGGTAATTGCGCCATCGACATTAGTCGTTGGTGCGACTATTGTAACGGGAATTGTGTCATTTACAGCGCTTACGCCCTCTAAACTAACGGTATCGACTGTTACGGCAACTTTCGTGTTAAGTGCAGGATTATCTTCCTCGTCGGTGGTCATCACGTCGTTAATAAGCTGCGCCCACTCTATTTTCTCTGTAGCGTCTGCGTTCCACGCGCCACCACTCATATCACCTTCGGTATCCATACCGACGCGTGGGTTCTTTGGGAAGCTCATCTTTTTGAACCTCCTTAAGCGGTTTGAACGTAGATTAGATAAACGTCAAGCGAACCGACTGTTGCGCTTCCGCCTGCGGTAAGATAGCCGTTAACTACCGTCTGAGCTGCGTAAAACTTTACACTTTTCTTAGCCGTCGCGTCGTAGAGGTCGGCACCTAATGAAGATGCGACTTCGCCAGTTACAGCGTTAAGCGTTAATGTCGAAGCGGTAATTATTTTAGTTTGATTGCCTGTATAACCAATCGTTACCGCTGGGCCTGAGCCATCGAAAGCCGTAGTACAAACAGAAATTGCTTGAAGTAGAATCGCGCCTGCGGGAAGTGTCGCTATTGCCTGTGTAGCGCCACCGTTCCACGTTACGGTTCCTTTCACTTGATGAATCGTTCCAGCGCCTAATTGAGAACCGAGAATACCTGCTGTTGCGGATACCTGCGTTGTGGTAATCGTGCCGTTTGCTATTTGTGCTGCTGTAACTGCTTGGTCATTAATTAGAGCCGTGGTAACTGCCTTACTTGCAATATCCGCAGTATGAAACGCACACGTATAGTCTACGTAAAGACAACCGGCCGAATCAGCAGAAACTAATGTTTTTGTCATTTTCGCCTCCTTCTAAAAAAGGGAGGGTGAGAGAGTTTTCTCTCACTTTTTCTTTACATTCGCGCTTCGAACCATCTTATCTTTCGGCGGCGTCTCTACCATTTTAGAAACTTTAGGCTCGGGGCGTTTATGCTCGACGTATCGAGCTACGCCGCTTAAGACGAGTCTATGTGCTTCCTCTTCGGAAAAGGACGCTATTTCACCTATGTTATACGGTGGTACTACTTGCACGAATTGTATTTCTCTCATTTTCTCGCTTACTGCCCTGCGGAGTAGTAGGGCTTAGTTCCGCCCATCGTACCGCCACTTATAACGGGCATTGAGTCGCCAGCGCCAAGCAGTATGTTAACGTCTGCGGTAAGCGTAGTATCCGCGTTTCCAGCAACCTTCGTATTAACGAAAGTCACATAAGGCGCGATATACTTTCCAATAACGTTAGCGTCTCGAAGTGACCCAAAGATTCGGGCGTCGAGAACGGTAGCCGTTGCGGACGCGCTTGTAGGCGACGTGAACACATACGGCTGGTCTTGGAATCCCGCAGGAACCGCGTTATATGCGGCTGTCGAACCGGTTGCGTTAAAGTAGAGCTGTTTGTAGTCCGCGTCAGCAGATGAAACGCTCGTGAAGTCCGTAGGACTCGTAAACGAAGTTCCATCGGTCGAAGACTGCATTTTAACAGCTAGAGATGTGGTGTTCGTGGCCGTCATCGCACCCTTTAGCACTACTTGTAGAATATACGAGTAGTAGCCAGTTCGGTCGATGAAGAGACAGTTTGTATCTCCGGGGTCGATGTGCGTTGTAGCGGGAGACGCGCCGGGCGTAACCGTTACTGCGTGAGCGAGGTTAACAACCTGTACTCTACCTGAAATATCGTAATATCTCATTTTTCCTCACTCCTTTATGCAGCGCCCCAACCTTTAACTGACTTCATAACAGCGCCAGCGAGGTCGTATCGCATTGCGAAATCGTGCATACTAACCGCTCGAATAACCGTCTGGTCTTCCGAGAAGGTTGCTACGACGTTCATTCCATCGTAATAAGCCGCCGTATTGCTAACGTCTATTCGAACCTGCATCGAGTCGCCAATGAACGCGTCATCGAAGTTCACAAAGTAGATTTCTGAACAGTTAGAAACCGGACTACCTGTAGTTGAATCAGTTAGGTTAGTCGGAATCTGAGTCGTGACAGCGTAGGGGAATCTAAGCAACTTGCCTGTCGCCATTTCGGGCTGGAAAGCGTAGTTACCGAGCGAATCCCTTATGGTCATAAGGTAATACTCAATCTGAGGTGCGAATATCCAACCGCAGTTTGTCATTGGAATGTTGGCTTGGCGCAATTTGAGGATGCACGTCGCGAGGTCATTCGTGACACTCTGAAGGTTAGAATACGTAGGCGTACCAGTCTGTGCTGCGGGTTGCGTGGCTGCGAATACGTTCGTCGGGCTAATCCAGTTAAGGAGACCCTTCGGGGTATTCACGGTGCCGTCACCGCGCATAAAGGCTTGGTCTTCGCGCTGCGCCATCGCTTTAACGAGGTCTTCTCGTACGATTTGGTCGGCAGCGATTGTGTTTACCTGCAAAAGCTCGTTTGAGATTGGGACAAGTGCGGCTAGTTTCTTAGCTGCAAGTGTTATTTGACCAAAGCTCTGTTCCGTGGCTTGAATGTTAATATTCTCACCAACATAGGTTGCATTGGCACCACCCGTCACCTTCGGAATACTCATCTGAAGGTTGTTGAGGGGTAGCACTCGAGCGCCCATAGAACGCATAACAGAGGCGGGTCTTAGGAATTCAATAATCTCAGTCGATAGGACTTCTGGAACCAAAAACCCACCACTAACATCTTGATTCGCACTAAGAGCCTTTGTAACTTCGGCTTTATCGCCGAAGACTCTAGTTGCGAAGTTAAGTGGGCTTTCACGGTTCTTCTCAGCCATAACGAGAGCTTTAATGAATCCGCTAACCGTATTTCCCATCTGAGCTGAAGCAGCGGTTTTCGTAGAGGTTTGCTCGCCTCCAAGTTGTGAACGAACGTTAAGATTGTCGCGGATTGCCGCGCCTTTCTTAACATCTTCCATAACGGGAGCAAGCATCTCCTTAATCAACGCGCTAATATCATTGCGCGTCATATGTGCTTCTTCCATAGATATATCTCCATCTTTAAGCTGCGCTATTTTAAGTTACGAACAGGCGCAGCCTACAAATCTAATTGCTTTTTAAGCTCGGTTACGGTGTCTTTTAACATCTCACCAAGCTCATTCACGTCGACGATGTAGACTTCTTCGACGTCTTCGAGTTTCTTTGCGGTCGGTTGTCCGGGTGTAATCGGTTCTTGTCCGGGTGTTACCGGCTCTTGGTCTTCGGGTTCGGTGTTCTGTTCGTCGTCACCGCCCTCTTCCTTATCGAGAACCGATTTAACTGCATCAAAACCAGCTTTATAGCACTTTATAGCCTCATCGTGAGCTGTTGCCGCTTTCGCGTGCGCTTTTGTGACTGACTCGTGTGCTTTCATACCGGCTTCGTGATGCCCGAATCCTTCGCTAAATTTACCGAGAGCCTCATTAAGTGCTTCTCCGGTACTCTTAGAGATTCGTCTACCTGCCTTCGTCGTCGTAATATCCATCATTTTTTCGAATAGTTTAGTCGCTTCTTTCTCGTCGTCGGACTCCCACGGTGCGCTATCGCCGAAATCGTGGTAGTGCTTCTCGAGATGTGATTTAATAGCCGCAATATCGCCAGCAGGAACTTTAAGCGGACTACGTGCTCCTTGTATTGCTCCACCGCAACCACGCACGCCGTTTAATACGCACGAGTGCTGGCCGCTTGATTGGTGATGCGGAAGCTTGTAACTACTCTTCGCGTCGGGGTCACCATCAGGGTCGACCCACGTACACATAATCTTTAAATCATCAGGTTCGGCTGCTGCGATTTGACCGGGGCCGTCCCACGCGGCGTCTTCACTGGCTAGTGGTGTTTTCATATAAGGAATTGCACCCTTAGTCGTCGTACCCTCTACTTCCTTCTTCTCGTGCTTCTCTTCGTCTTTAGGCGGCTCTTCATCTTCGTTTGCGTTATCGCACGAGTCGGGAGTTTCATCTTGATTGCACTGCCCGTCTTTGAAGTTCTTGCACTCGCCGCACGCGTCTTCGTTAGCTGCTAGAGCTTTCTCGTCGACTTCTTTCGTAGCCTCTTCGACGTCTTTAGTTTCGTCTTCGACGTCTTTAGATTCTACGGCATCTTCTTTAGATTCAACTTCCTTTTGCTTAGCAGAGCCGGATTGACCGTTAGTACTTGTATCCCACGGTATGTTTTCTTTAAACTCGCTCATATGTTGATTCATATGGTCGAGAATAATCTGATTATCATTTTGCGTAAAACCTAGATGGTCAACGTCGCCTTCTTGTGTAGCGGCTTGTTTCATATGTCCCTCGTCGTCCTGTTCTGGTGTGACGAGTAGCTGTGCAGCGACGGCTTTACCGATTCGCTTAACCGCTTTTAGATTAACTTCGTGAGGCGCGTCGCCTGTGTGATGTGCATATTGATAACCATCTTTAGTCGACTCGTCATCGCCGGTAAATCCTGCGTGCATCGCCTTGAAGTGCTCCGCCTTAGTAGCCTTAGAGCGTTCTAAATTAGCGTTCCACGTGGCGTCTTTAGCAGAGAGTGGCGTGCCGTTTGGGTGAGCGTCTTTATAACTTATCGCTCCTTTTCGCATTTTGACATCTCCTTTATTATTAGTGTCGCCGCCTTCAGGCACAAGTGCGCCACCTGCGGCCTCATCTGAAACTCCTAACGCTTTTTCGTTAGGACATGAACAATTTTTAAGGGCATATTCGGCCCATTTCTTGACCTCTGCTCTCATTGATTTAAGTTCATTATTCGTAACGTCCTTCGCGCTCGCGCCTATTTGCAGCGCTCCGGGATTCGACGGCACAGGTACGCAAGAGTATTCAATTAAATCTTGCTTCATAAAGTGCGTACCGCCTATCATGCTATTCGCTCCGTCGTCTTGTTTTTTCATTGCTTCCCAATCTATTGGGTAAAAACCGGCAGAAACGGCGTTTAAGAATCCATTTTTATAAAAATTAAAACACGTTGAACCACGTATTCCTTTATAGGTGTCGTTACCTTTCTCGTCTAAATAAAGTTCATCTGGTGTAAATTCAACAACGGATTTAAGCGCGTCTACATCTACCCAAGTTTTTATAGCTTTACCAACGGGCAACTTATCGTACTGATGCGCCCACATAACGACGGGGTTTTTAACATAGTTCCCGAGCGTCCAGCCTTTTGCGTCTAAACTATCGCCATCGCGGTCTATCTCTTCGTTACTAATCGTAAAAGCGAGACGCATCGCACTAGGTGTCGAAACGTCTTTAACCTCCGATAGTTTTAGCGTCTTAAAACGCGGCGTGCCTTGAATCACGTCTTTTGTAAGTGTCATGTAGCCAGCTCCTGTAAAAATTCTAATTCCGTCTTCGCATGTTGTCTACGGTTACAAGACGGACACGTTAACGCAATATTATCAATATTATTCGACCCACCACGAGAAATCGGGATTTTGTGGTCGACGTGATATGGCATAGCCACGTACAAAAATTCACCACAGTAATGACAATCGCCGCGCTGCCAAGCGAAGAGTTCCATTTCTTCGTCGAATGTAAACGAACCGCCATTGCCTGCTTTATTCACTCTGCGTTTATGATTAGCGCGCTTTAGTATCGCATGGCAAACTTCGGGATGAGTATTATAATACGCGCGGTTTCGCTCTCGTATCTTATCAGCGTTTTCTTGACGATACCTTCTTTGTCGCGCGTGTATTCTCTCTTTATTAAGTTGCCAGTATTCTACATAATACGCGCGTCTATCGCTCATGTCCTACCTCTTATCGTCAGTCTTATGCTCTAGCGAGATGCCGTTTTTCTCTAATAAATGAATTAACATCATTCATACCCCCGTTGTGGCTAGGGTAATCCACCAAATACGTGAAATGAATATGAAATAAATACAAGAATAAACAGGAACGCAAGTGACGAAAGCGCGCCTATAATCTTCCAGTGAAGTGCGCTTGTTTCTACGGCGTTTTGTTTTATAAACTCCGCACGCAGTTCGCCTATGTCTTCCGTGGTTGCTATTCTCGTTGCTGCATCGCTGGCGAGTCTTGCTTTTTCGGTCGCGCTTTCTCGCTTTATGCCATTTCGCTCAATCGAGTTCATCCGGTTTGCTATGTTTAAATCCATAGCGTCGACTTTTGTTACAATGCCGTGAATATCCGTACCCAACTCGTCGATTTTTTCGTCGAGCTTATTAAGAATGCCGTTTTGTCGAATACTGTTTGCCTCGTACGCTTTAAGACGCTCGTCGTGCTGACCGAGGCTTATTTGACACTGTTTCACGCAGTTTTCCATGGCGCCTAATTCTTCTTTATGCACAAGCGAAACGTGCTTTTGTTCGTCGCGTATGCTTTCGATAAGTGAGGTACTTTTTTCTAACTTGGAACTAAACTCATTAATTTTCTTAAGTTCCGCGTCAAGTTCGGTTTTAACGGCCTTAACGTCCCTCTTTAAGTCTTCCATAATTCCACCGCCGTTAGGTATTATCGTTAGGCAGCAACTTCACGTCGATTAACTTGTTCTGCTCTTCTTTCTCGAGCGTTGCAAGCTTTATAAAACACGGATTACAGAGCCACTTTAGATGTTCGGGAGTTCCAAATAATGTAAATCGTTTTGATGAACCGTCGTCGTTAAACCACGACGTTTTACAGTTAGCGCAGTGGTCGGGCGGCATTAAGGTGATAATTGGCAATTTTGTAGGCATTATTGTTTCCTCGGTCGTCGTGTGTATCGTTCTAAATCGCGGAGTCGCTTCGTCTTCTTACCGCGAATCTTTCCGAACGGCGTTTGAGTCTCACCATATGCCTCTTTACCGGCTTGCGGTGGTGGCGCGACGGCCGGAACCTGCACAATGCCTTTCTTTAGACTAGAGAGAACCTGCACGTTAATTGGTACAACGAAACATTCACCATCTCCATCGGGTAACGGGTCGTATTCCATTAATGCTCGCCATTCGTCAATCATAAGCGCACTCGGCATAAATCGAGCCGCTTTTAGAATTATGTCTTTATCCTTTTGCACCGGATTAACGTAGAGCATTACTAATTCGCCAGTGTCGTCAAACCGGGGGATTAATTGTTTATTAAGAACTTCTTGTAAAAAGTCAAGTCGGGGTCGAAGCGTGTAACGAGAAAAGAAAAGGTCGGCTGCATCTATAGTTGCTCGATTCGACGACTGAAGAATACCAAGTATCTCAGGCGGTACGCCAATAACTGAAGCTACGACGTCTCTTTGATGCTGTCGTAGATTTACAATATCCGCGCCTTCGAACTTTTGACTTAGTTCTTTAATCTCGACTTTTCGACTTAAGAACCGAACTTTACCAGCGTTCCAAAAGCCCTGATGCTGTAAGTTCCAATCGTCTTCGAGCTGTCTCACCCGTTCTGCGTTAAGCCCTTCCCCATAAATGAGCAGTGGTGGCCGAGCTTGATTATTAAAGTAGCTTAATACATAACGAGAAGCAGCGTCGTCAGTGTCGAGGTCGTGAGAAAGTGATTGTGCTAAACCTACGCCTCGAGAATACGGGTCGGCCGGGTCTAGATGAGCGAACCATATCATCTCATCCATATCGATTCTAAATTCGCCCTTCGGCCCCGAAATAGTAAAAAACGCCTCATCAGCGGTCGGTGTTCTAACTACTTTACCGGGCGAGATAGGATACGCTTGTACTACGCTCTGTATTGGCACCATCCACCAAAACGCTTCGCCAACGAGTTCTAAATAGACCTGCGTAAGCCAAATAAGCTGTTGAAAGCTAAAATTAGAATTAGGATTATTAATAAAATCTTGAAGCGGGATAACGTTCTGTGGCTCTTCTTCTATGACGTCCATGCCGCCGGTTTTGCTCGGCTCGCGTCGAACAAAACGAATGTCCCAATCGTTCTGAGCAATAGAATTAGCTACCTTTGTCACCGAGGTTCGTAACCACGGTAGTTCGGCAAATGCTTTTAGATACGCGGGAATATCTCGCTTTATAGAAGCAGTAACTTGGTCGCCAACGATTCGCGCGAGAACGTCTTGGTCGCTACTCGGCGTTTGATTTAGTTGTTGAATACCTGCTCGTTGTCTAAAAGTTACACTATCGGCAAGTCGTCTAAATAGCGTTCGCTGAGCGGATTGTGCCACCGTGTATTAAAAGCTTGCGAGAGCTTTTAAGCGTTCGCTACCGCTTGTAGCCACATCACCTTTGTTGGTGGGGACAAAAACCGTAGAATCCTAAAGATAGATTACAATTATGACATAAAACCCGAAAGCCACTTGGAAAATTATTCTTCTTTAACCAACTATAGAATTGATTACCGGGTCTTTTTATTGTAGCTTTATGTTTTCCACCATTACCGTCTATATGGTCTATCCCTAAAAATTGAATATGAGATTCGCCACAACACGCACATTTTGGCGTACCGTTAGCGTAATGAGAAAGAACTTTAATCCTTAACAAGCGCCGCCTTTCGTTTCCACGAGCAAGTTTTTCTTCTTTATGCGTTTGATAATAGTTACTATCTCTTACGCGTTTTTCAGTGGGGTGGTTAAGTCTATACTTAAGCTCGTTGCGTCTATTACTAATCAGTTTAACTTCTTTCGCGCACGCGTCACAATACTTCTGGTTATTACCGCGAGGAATAAATACTACTTCGCAGCTCTTACACGGCTTAGGTTTAAAGTTTATCAACGTTTCGTTATTAGTGGCTATATCGTTATTTAGTTTACGTAACCAGCATACATCGCGAGAACTATTATAGCAACACCCGCTGCGGCTCGCGCATATCGCTCACCATCAAACCAGAGAGTATGATATTGTCCACCCTGTACAAGCGCGCTACCTATGCCGTCTATTATAATAGCTATGCCTATTATTATAAGTAAATCATAAAACCATAGCATTTTTATTCACCCGTTAAAACTCGATTAATATAGCCATTAAAAAACTTAGGACAACAATTAAACTCATCGGGTTCTCGATTAATGTCGCACACGGCGTCTTTAGACGTTTGTTTAAGGTGTCCGCAGTTCTTACACTTCATCATCCAATGCACTCGTGACAGTCAAGCTTCGTTGGGAGATTAAAGCCCCATATACAAAGATGACCGTTATTTAACGATTCTTCGTTCTTGCATCGAGCCGGGCCTCTATGACCTACGCTCGCGCGCATAGATGGTTCCTCTTCTTCTTCTTTCGTTCTAACAGCTAATTGAACTAAGTTATTAAACGCCTGTTGTAGTTCTATCATCGCTATCTCGAGCTGCGTCACGCGCTCTTCAATCGTTGGTTCTTCGTTCAAGTTTTTACCCCATTTTTCTTTTTATAACACTTTTTATGCCATCGTTGCGTTTTTGATGCGAAATGAGACTCACAAATGTCTATCTTCTGGTTACATTCTGCACATATATACGGATTCGTCATTTTTTTACCTTTGTATAATACGGACAATCGAGGCAATCAAATAGTACCGTAGAGCCGGGGGGACACGAGCAGAAGACTAAACCCCCTAAGCTCGTGTTATCATAGTGCTCGCAGGTTTCGCACATTATAAGATTATTACTCATCTCTAATTACCTATTCAAATCGCACATCATACGCTAACCTAAGTGCCTCCTGTATCGCTTCATTAAACGTTGCACTACGTTTTAAATTTTTCGATAACCTAAGTCGCACATCGAGAAGCGCGAAGTATGTGCTATCGTGAATCACTATTTGTCGCTGTTTATTTCGGTTACTCATAATTCCTCCACACTATCTATTTTATTATTACTCGTCGTGATTCGAATTATCCTCGGGGTTCCGGCATAGAAGGATAACGTAATTAGATAGGCCCCATTACAACCTTCGATTGAATATTTTTTCGCCCACGAGTATTCTTCTTTCACGAACGCGGCGACACGCTCATCAAGCGTTGCTGTCTTCTTTTTCCGCTTCATTAGAGAACCGTTCAAAGTTTCTTCCCGGTTTTTTCTCTTCATTACGAAGTCGCATTAGTAGAATTGCACTATATGGGACAAAGTCTTGCCCCTTCTCGTGTTCTACCATTATACCGTCGTCGTTATAATTTCTTAACTTAACGTCCATACCGCCCTTATTAACAAGAAAGAGTTGTACGGTTCTTTCTAACCAGCTACTTAACATATGTTAATTCCTCCGTATGTTCTTATTACAGTGTCGAGCTAGTTCTCTTCTCTCATGGTCAATTTCTTTTTGTAGTGTTCTAAGCCGATATTTATCGGCTAAAAGTCCGTGACGTCTCGCGACGCATATCTTCTCGCGCCTATCTAATGGCATTTTTCTCTACTCCACGTATTCCGTTCTCATCTGTAGGTAAAAGAGCGAAATCATTATCGCTAGTATCGTGGCTAGTTCTAGGTTCGTATTATTTACGATGCTAAACGCCACGATAACTATTGCATAGCCGACGATAATAGCGACTATCTCTTTTATGCTTACACTCATTCTTTTTGTTTGTACAGTTCATACGCGCCTTTTTTGGCGCTATAGTCTACTTTCTTCGCGGGATTTACGCGTAGTAGGGTGCATAATTTAAACGTACAGGTGTCCCAACAGTCTCCGATTTTAGACTGACGCAAATACCCACACTTTTCTAAGTCTAAAGTACCTTCCACGTTCATTGCTTTAGAACCCAAAAGTTAAATGTCGCGGTCGACGGTGCGTATTGACTATTACCTGCGAACTTCACGATAAGCGTGTGCTTACCGAGAGCGAGACACGCCGTTGATTTCGCTGGCAACGTAAACGCAATCGTTTCAGTTCCGCCCTTTACTTGTGTAACTTTACCCTGCGTCCACCAGTATATTGAGCTATCCACGGTTACGGTAACCGGAACGGAGAGTACCTTCGCTTGTCCCGTTGGAACGACCTCGAATCCCCATCCTACAGATGCTCTATTGTATACAACGGTCGGATTCGCGTTAAACATAGGATTACCGTAGATTGATGTCGCAATTCTCGGCTTTGGCTTAACGTTACAGCCGTTAATCACTTGCTTCTGGATAATAGTCTGCGTGACAGAGGTATTAACCTGTGTCTGAGCCGATACCGCACCCGTTAGAAATATCGCAACGAGCGCAACACTTAGAGCGGCTATAATCACTTTTTTCATGATATTACCTTAACAACGAATCGAGTAAATTCTCGATATAATAGTCCGGCGTTACGTTATGCTTATTCGCGGCGTCATAGAGCGCGAGTCCTACATTTTCGTCGAGTTGTAGACGAAACGTTGAGTAGTATCCACTTCTTTTTATCATTTTTGTTTCACCGTTAGAATATTCTTAGATGCTTCTTTCCGTTATTCTTCTTCGATACGGGTTTCTCTCCGCCGACGATTTCGACTATAAATAGCCCCACCGCCATAAATGAGAGAATTATAATAGATACATAGTCCTGTGCGTATTCTTTCGTTTTCTTTGGTACTTCTTTTATCATTTTACATCACTCCGTGACTACTCTACTAGCTTACGCAAGCAGCTTCTATCGTGTTTCCACGAACGGTCGCTAGCCCACGACCGAGTATGTTCTTAGCCGCGTTCTCATCTCTATCTAAGACAAGTCCGCAGTCACACGA